GTGCGTAGGACAGCTGCCGCTGAACCCACTTGGTCAAAGAAAGCTTTTTCGCCATTAACACTTTCTACATCCACCGCGTTACGCAGCAGAGAACCCATTTGCTGTGACAGCATCTGGATATTTGCAGAAAACTGTTGGACAAAAGCTGTAGTGATTTGAGTAGACATTTGCCTAATCTCCTAGCTTGTTACAGTTTTAATTGCTGCGCTTGGTTATCCTTTTCAGGGCCAATGCTACGGCTTAGGGCCGCTAATCCACTTGACGCACAAGTTTACGCGGTGGGCCTCTCGGTTATCCACCTGTCGCATAGCCACGCAAGCGCAAGACCTCGGCAACTGCCGCGTCATGCTCAGGGTGTCCAGCAATAGTGTACGGCGTATTAGGCCGCATATGTTCTGCAATGCGCTGCCGAGCTTCCTGGGCGCTCATCACAAACTCTGTAGGCTCTCCGACCAGGCTATCCTCGCCTAGCATCTCGGCAACTTTAGCAAACGCTCTAACGATCTCAGGGTGATCCCCCATCAATCTGCCGTCCTCGAGCCGAACCTCGTTAAAGATTTGCGGGTTTGGCATAACAGTTTCCGCCGCAGATCTTGCCATCTTCAAACGTGTTTCGAAATGTTGCCCAAACTCTTGGCGCAACTCTTGCTCGCCCTGGAACCGCGCCTCTTCTGCGCGTTGCTCGAGAGCTTGTAGGCCGTTGTTAACTTGCTCTTCATACAAGCTTGCAACCGCCTGGGCTTGCTTATTAGACAAACCGATCTCATACGCCTTGTTTCTAAACGTATCAAAAGACGCATCATCAAAGATCTCGGTGCGTTCCAGTTCGTAATTCACAGGATCTGTCGGCGCACCAAGTTCCTGGTAAACTGCGCGGATCTCATCATCTGTTGCATTTGGCCCAGGCTTTACAACTTTGTCTGCGCCAATAATCTTTTGCGCATTCAGGTGCGTTTTAACTAATCCATTAACATCATCCCACTTATTGATAAGTGGATTGCTGCGATATTGCTCATCGACCATATCAAGCCAGGTGCCTGTGGCTTCTGATGTCGGTTGTTGTTGCTCCACTACAGGCTCAGCCGCTACCGGCTCAGCTGCAACTGGTTCAGCGACTTCTTGAGATCCTGTATCTAGGGTTGCCTCTTCGCTCATTGTGGTTCCTTCCCTTCGGACAACATCCGGTCGATCAACAGCACAGCTGCGCGTTGTCCTTCATTAAATGCACTTTCATAAGGATCGCCGGAAAACGTGGTGGCCTCATAGCCGAAACGCTTTTTAAGATCACGCAATACTATCCCGCCGTCCTCAGTCCCGAACGTTCTGCGATAGCTAAGCTTAAGATCTTCTATCTTCTTCATATCTGTCCGCGCTCCCTTGCATCAGACGCGACTTTCAGTAACGGCGCCGCTTTATTTGCTTGCTCCGCCAGCATCATCTCCTGTTGCGCCTGGGCTTGTGCCGCTTGCGCCTCAGCTTTTTGCTGCCGCAGCTGCGCTACCTCAGATGTACTGCGGATAACACGCGCCGGGATCCCAGCCGTTTCGACCAGGTACTGCACTAGCTTATCATCGTCCAGGTAATCCATAACAGGCGCCACTTGCTGCATCTGCATCAACACCTCGAACCCACGCAACATAGACTGTAGATCAGTCATCTTCTGCGCCTTGGCTAGTGGCGAAACATACTCAATATCGATCTCTCGGCCCTGTAGCTCCTCCGGAGCCGCAGGGAGGAGGCCGGCCCGGAGGAGCAATGCAAAGGATCGGGAGATCAGGGGCTGGAGCAACTCCGCCTGTAAGCGGCCCAACACAGGCCCGAGGAGCCGCATTTTCTCCTCATTCCTTTGCAACACCTCCGTGGCAGTCATAGCTGGGCCATTGGACATTAGCAGCTGGTCAACGAAAAACGCCTGGCGTATCGCGTTCCGGCGCTGCTCTTCCATGTTTAGCCCGAGAGGGTTGTTAGCCCCAATCTGCAACGGCTCTAACCTGTCTCGCGTCCCGGTGCGATAAAAGTTCAAAGCACCTGGCGTAGTACGCACAGGCAACATAAACCCATCATCCGGAACCATAAGCGGCGGATCTATTTGTTTTTGTGCCGCTCTTATTGTTGTTTCTGACATTTTGTTCAGCATCTTTGTATCCGGCAGCGCATTCATTGCCGGGCTACGCCCATACGTCGAGACACTATCCTTAACAAAACGTGTGACCATGAAGGGGAACTCATCGAACCCGCTCTCACTTAACATCTGCCGGCTGTCCGCCGTGTAGTAAACAGATGCAATAGGCTTGTTCTTTGACGCGCGCCCTGTTGAATTTTGCCGGGGAAACACTGCATGAACAACGTCATGCTCTTTGTACGGCTCTTTTTCCAGGTCTTTCTCGACCTCACGCGGCAAGTTCTTCTCACCGAACTGCATCGCAATAGCTCGAGCCGTTAACTTAAACTTACGATAAACCGTATCAACTGTGCCGTCCTGGTTTTCAGAAATGCAGATCTCGGCAATGTGCCGGGAACTAAACCGCAAGCCATCATCAGATCCCTCGATATAGAACGCAGCTGTTCCAAAAACCACTAGGTCGTAATACAACTCATGGATCTCTTGCTGAAAGTTGGATCTATGAAACGCCTGGTACATTTGATCGAGGCAGATCTCTAACCACTCATTCGCCGCATCGTTACCCTGTAGATCAGGATCCCGGTAACGCATAGAGAACCAAGGGGTGCTGGGGGATGTAAGCATTCCATGCAAGCTAGACGCCAACAATTCAACGGCATGTACCGCCGTACCATCGTATAACAATTCGGTACGTTTATCGCCCTGGGTGCGCTTTTTTGTGATGTCCGCCTTACGTGGCAACATATAGTCCGCAAGCTCTTGCCAGTGACTTTCCCATTGTGAACGCTGAGATTGCAGAGTTTTATATCTGCGATCTAGCTGTGCAATCATTGGCAATACTTCTGGCATTACGACATCCCATAATTAAACATTAAACTTTTGCGCTTCTTGGATTTCTTGCCGCCTTCCATACGCCCAGCGCGCTTTTGCTCCAGACGCTCCAATGGATCTACAGTTCCCTCGCGCTTGCCCTGGCTGGGCTGTGACGCCATCTTGCCCATCATGCCGGCAACATTAACTGGTCTGCGTTTCTTCATGCTATCAATCCTCCGCCTAGACCTCTACGTGGTCGCAAGATCGAGCTGCCGGTCTCAGACAGCAAACCTGTCGCAGTATCCGTAATCCCCTGGGCGGATGTTAAGATTGTTGACTTACGACCTTTTTCATAGAAATCCATCGCCTCTGTTTCCGCCGGGCCTACACTCGTATCGCCTTGAACCGTTGTGTCCGCCTGGTTGTAAACGTCATCTTGTACCGAGACAACGTCATTGATCGTCGTATCGGATCCGCCAGTGTCAGACGTAGTATCAACGGTCGTTGTGTCAGTCTCGACCGTATCAACATTGATGTCGGTGTCGTCAATTTCCATTGCCTGTCCGCTAGGCCCGGACATCATCGATGCACCGATAGCCGCGCCGACAACCGCACCCGCAGCCGTGGTTGCCGCCGTAGCCGCAACCCCCATCGTTAACGCAGTCGCAGCTGTGTAGCCCAAAGCCCCACCGCCTACCGCTCCAAGTATAATAGGTGCTGCCGCCATATCTTATCTCCTACGCCGCAAAAGGATCGTAATCCATGATAGCTTGCTTTTGAGGAACGCGACCACCGCCCCGCGTTTCTCGCAAACCAACCGCCAAATATCTAAAAGCATCCGCCGCATGGCTCGACCAATCATGCACAGGCGATGCCCTAAAGCTGCGAGTGCGCTCGTTATACGCCCGGTGATACTGTCGCAAACATTCCAAACCATGCTTACACTTCTCTCTGTCGAACCAAACCCGCGACAACAACATCTGTGCCGCATGGATCCCATCCTCGACAGGTAACTTGGGAACAACCCGGAAATTCAAACCTAGATCCCACGCTACCTCTCTTCTACTCTTACCACTACCAAGCTCTCGAACTTCAATGTCATGCGGAGCATTATGCTCGCCGTACAAATAATTCTTAGAAGAAAGAACCTTGCAATAGTGCGGCAAGCCCTCGCCCCTCGCTTCGTAATAATCTATCACATGTATAGCACGTCCCACCGATTGGGTAAAGAATATCGCGGTGCTGTCTCCAACTCCGAGATCCCACCAGGTATCAACCCGAACTGAGGGGTCGTAGGGTACGTTGCAAATCCGGCCCTCTGCCTGTGCCGCTTCCATCTCTTTTCCATAAACCGCACCAGGCACATTCGCGTTCCAGCTGCACTCAAATTCCTGGGCATACTGATCCGCCGACATCATAACCTTAGCCGCTTCCAGTTCCTCATCATCGAGGATCCCGGTCTCACTCGCCTTGTAAACAGCCGCTAACCAATCATCATTCGACGTAGCTTCCTCATACTTTTCAAAGAAAGCATCATGCCCCTTCGGCGTACCAACGAACACGCACCAACCCTTCCGATCAGAAAGCGCCGGCCTCAACACCTCCGGAAACACATTCTCCGGCATGTCCGCGACCTCATCCATCACGCAGCCATCCAAGTAAATCCCGCGCAAGCTATCCGGGTTCTCAGCACCCAACAACGAGATCCGCGCACCAGTAGGCAGATCACACCGCAATTCAGTCTCATGGAACTTCACATTCGGGATCGCACCCGCAAACTGTTTTATATAATCCCACGCTACATTCTTCGCCTGGCGATAGGTGGGCGCCATATAGGCAAACCGGGGGTTAGGCTTTTGGCACATTAATGCATCACGCAAGATATGATTAATAGCCCACACCGTCTTGCCAAAGCGCCGGTGACACACAACCACGCCCCAGCGCTTCTCCGACATCTCATCGTGCAACTTGCGCTGCAACTCTCTCGGCTCATATGGGATCTCTATGTGCGTCAATGCCGGGTATCCTCATCTGTAAAGTTCAATAAGCCCATGTCCGCAAGCATACGCTCGTACACGTCAATCAACAATACAGCGCTCTCATATTGCTCAGAGGCGCTAGGAGCTTCCGTGACGAGCCTACGCAGCTCGTTGATGTGTGCGATAAGGGCAAGGCTCTTGGTGTTCATAGGGCGATCTCAGGCTGTGTGAGGGGCAGATACTGCTGACCAGGTATATTACGTGCTACAAGACCGCGCGCAAAATCTCGGAGGGTGGGGGTCGGCGGTGCCGGAAATTTAACATAATAGACCTTATCGGATAACGTTATTGAGCAAAAACAACGACTTAGCCAGCCATGCGCTGATTGCATGGATTGAGCGCCGGATCTGCCATGCGCTGACCGCATATCACCGGGCAAATCTGGCCTCGCGCGCGTAGCTCGGTCACACAGGATGTATCGTGACACGCACTTTCCCCTCAATGCACCAGCTCCTCTTCATCGCCACTGACGGCGGTATCGCCACCTGACCAGCTGATCGTGAAGGTCTGCGCTTGTGGTTGATCCTCCTTCTTGTCGCGGATCCCGAATGGCTGATTGCGCGCTGCTGTCCACTTGAGTGTCTCGATCTCGAGGCGGCGGCGTTGCACTTCTGCGTTGAGCATTCTTGGATCTTCGACCTTTGGCAGCTTTGCCATTGCCAGGGCGTTGAGATGGTCTGCGTAATATTCTGCCTGGAGGATCCTGGCTTTGCGATACATCTCCCAGATGATCTCGTCTGCCTGGACTGCGCGAGTTACGCTGCGATAGCTTGGCATGTTCTTTTCGTTGGTGATGTCTACGAGCGTTTCGCCTCCGGCTAATCGGTCGCAGATCTGTTCCATGATTTCGACTGAGACTGTCCGGCTGTTCATGCGTTGCATCCTTTTGCAAAGAAGCCCGGCCCTGAGGCCGAGCAGTTTGAGGCAAAGCCACCAGGGGACGTGAAAGCAGTGTATAGAGCACATCTGGTAGCTTGCACTAAATGTAGCGGTTTTAATCACATGCTGCAATAAATATCTCTGATAGGGCTTGACAGTATCTGTCACACGTACTAAGTAAGGCATGGATGCGGAGAAAGGAAAAGAAATGGCAATGGTGTTTTTAGCGGCGATGTTGGCGGGATACGCCTGGTTCGCTTACCAGCCTCGGCAGCGGTTGCAGTTCGCTGTTAGTGAAAATCGGTTACGCCAGGACGCGGCATACGCTGTGTGGGCAAACAACATGGAGCAACATCAATGAAATATGAGGTAATAGAACATGAGTACCGGGGCCGTGATGCCTGGGACAGCGCTGACAAGTTTACCTTTGTAGCGCGTAACAACAAAGGCACTCATTACCGTGGCTGGTTCCAGATCTTTGACAACGGTAACGGCTTTGTCTGGGGCATCTTCCGGGTTAGTGACGGCGCGAGTTTGAGCCGGGAGAATGCGATCTGCAAAAAGATCGAGAAAGCAGCTTACGAATACATCAGCGAGATAAAAGAAGGAGCTGCACAATGAAACGTGTAGTTCACGGCACCCCTATCACTCCCAAGCGGTTGTTGCGGCAGTTGCGTGGCTGTAGCTTTTGCGTCAGCTACATGCACCCCGAGCAGCTTGACGAGTGCATCGAGCTTGTTGGCGACGATCAGATCTTGATCTTGGACAACGGCGCTTTCACTGCCTGGCGGAAAGGCATCGAGCTTAACGATGAGTGGTGGGACGGCTTTTACGCCTGGGCCAATGACGCGATGGAGCGTTGCCCCCAGGCTGTGGCGGTTATCCCTGACGTTATCGGCGGCAGTGAAGAGGATAACTTGATGTTGATAGCCAAGTGTATCCGGGGCAACAAGTTGCGTTACCCTGAGCGGGCTATGGCGATATGGCACATGAACGAGAGCTTCGAGCAATTAGACAAGTTGTGCATGATGTTCAACTTTGTTGGCTGGGGCAGCTGTGGCGAGTTCGACATCGCTCGGGCCAAAGAGGGCAGCCCCTGGCATTTACGCGCCAAGACTGCGTTAGCTCGGATCGATTGGTTGGAGATGCAAACCGGTCGGGAGCGTCCCTGGGTTCACATGATGCGGGGCTTAGGCCAGTATCAGAATTGGGGCTGGGACAGCGCTGACAGCTGCAACTTGGCAATCAATCAGTGCTACAGCAAAAACAAGTACGTTAACCACGTTCAGCAATTCAACGACCGGATCCAGGCAAAAGTTAATCGCCAGGAATTGGCACCCTTGCCATTGTTTGAGATGGCAGCTTAATCAGAAGGAGAAAACACATGAAACGCAATTACCGGAATGCTTACAACGCGCTTAAAAAGATCGGCGCACCTTTGATCGACCACGGCGGAGATGAGTTCTACATCAGCGCTGAGAACAACATCGAGACCGTTTGGGCCGACTACTACGCAATGGGCGATGGCTACACTTGCGGCGGTCAGCTTGACGACTTTGGCGTTAACAAAAAGATCGGCGCGATCTTGGACAAGCACGGCTTGTTTGCTGAGTGGCAGAACCCTGGCTGCTTAGCGGTTTGCGAGCTTTAACCTGGGCGCTTTGGCGCCCCAACTACGGAGGTCTGTAATGACCAACTTAAACCTTTCTGAAATACCCACCCCAGATCTTTACGAGTATTTGCGCAATGCGCTTACCACCAGCTGCCGAGCCATCGGTCACACCAAATCTCACATGAACGGTGTCGTGGCTAACCAGTACCGTGACGAGTTGAACATTCGAGGCCAGGGCTTGCCCTGCTATGACCTGAACCAAATACTCGTTGACGATGGCAACTGGCGCAGCCAGCAAATAGCTGCCGGCACCTACAACGGCGCTGGATCTGTTTAGATCGCTTGCAGGGCGGAGATCTTTTTTTTCGCCCTGCCCTTGACAGTTTCTGTCACACACCCCATATTAGCAGTGGAAGGAGGAAAGAGATGATTGACCACGTAGCGTTTCGGATGGAGGTCGCCGGCGGCAATGCCGCTATGGTCGACAATCCTTTGGAAGCTTTAGCCCATATGTTCCAGGAGCAGTTAGTTGACCGGTTACGGTTGGGCGCTGACTACGGCAACTTGCGGGATGCCAACGGCAACGTTGTCGGTGCCTGGAATGTTTACTTAGACCATGACGAGGAGGATGTCTAATGAGTGCTTACTTATGCAACCCTGAACACATCGGCGTTCTTGCCAATGCCATGTATCGCGCCAACGTTGGCTTGTACTGCCAGCCTAACAGTCCCCAGAAAATGGCAGAAGCTTTAGCAAAAGCCAACTGGATCAGCATCGAGGCACGTTATCCTGGTGACAACTTCATGCTTGGCGATCAAACCTTTGATGAGTATTGCGGAGCCTGTCAGAAAGAAGCCTGTTACCCAGATCCCGATCTAAAGCCTGTGGACTTCATCAAGATTGCTCAGTGCTTTGCCTACCAGGCATGTGAGGCCAAAGAGTTCCGGGAAGCCAACTACGACGATGATTACATCGGTCAATACCACATCAACCAGTTCATCATGCAAATGGTGCGGAAAATGCCTGGCTACGATGATGCGCCCTGGGGCTACCAGCGTAAGCCTGATGCGCCAGAGGTTATGGATCTTAGCGCAATGATGATGGCTTGATCTTGTTTAGCGCCCTTCGGGGCGCATTGCTGGTTCAAGAGAAAGGAGACCACATGGGAATGCACGTAACAGTTTATCGGAGCGCTCGTAGCGATTACGACTGCACCAACGGCGGAGCAAGCAGCTACGCCAAAGAGCTTTGCCTAACTAACGTTGATGGCCCCTGGGAGCCGACCGATGAGATCCCAGCTGCAAAGCTTGTAGCGCGTGACATCGGCGGCATCACCCTGAGCATTGTGCCTGACGATGTTGCCGACAAATGGCACATGTTCGGCGGTAACTACGCAGCAACCAGCGACAGCCGGTTTAGCGAGGCTTGCCGGAAAATGTCTGGACACCGCTGGTACGGCGCTGTGCCAATCCACGACCGGGTAGAATAACATGGACAGCTGGCAAGACTTTATCCAGGTGCTTAAATCAATCACCCTGGGCGACATCATCGGAGCTATTTGCCTGGTGCTCATGCTATACATGGGATTGTTCCTAGTTTTAATCTACCAATAAATAGCTCTCAGAGCCTCAGAGAAGCCCCCCCAGTGGGGCTTTTTGCTTTTCATGTCTCCGCATACCAGGCGCTACCCTTCCCCGCCTGAGCGGTACAGTTTCTCGATGTTCTCGCAAAACTGGATCTGATCGAGCGGCGACAAGCTGTCCAGGTGTTTCGCTGCCTCGATAAAGTTATCCGTGCTCAGCTTCTGCCGGAGCAAGCCCATCACTTTCTTGATCCGGTGCGCCAGGGGATCCGCCATGCTTTCAGCTTTGCCACGTTTATAAGCTGGATCCATGCGCCGTAACATAGTTTTTAAAACTTGCTGTTGCTCTATGCTCTTTGATGCAATGCTCTTTGTAGCTCTTAAAGAGTTATCTATAGAGTTATTATACGGCTCCTTAAGGTGCTCCTTAAGGTGCTCTTTATTAGCTAGATCTCGCCCCGGGGGGCTCGCGTTAGCGTACAGCCTTTTTCTCATCTGTCAACTCACTATTTTTCAGCCCCTGAAAAGCCTCTTCTTGCGCCCTGTCCAGGGTGTCAGAATAAACCACGGCGCGCAGTGCTAACCTTGCCCTGGTCAGCCGGTCGTCTAACATTATTATCGTTTCGTCTTTTGTCATGTACCTTCTCCCAGCAGTCGTGCCTGTCAACAGGATCGCAGATCAGCTCGCCAGAGGCCAGGATAACCCAGCCCCCCAGCTTTACATCATGGATCCTACCACAGCTGACGCAGCCGTTTACATCTGCGTTGCTTTGGAACCCGCTGCGTTTAGCTTTCTTCTTGCTCATCGATCTCTTTACTTTTGCGCAGTTTTTCTAATGCGTTCTCTTTAAGCTTTCGAGCCTCATCAAATGATGCTGGTCTACCCATAACTTTTGCAAAGAGATATTCTGCGTAAACTACCTCTTTGATTTCTTGCGACGTCAGCTCGCGCAAATCAAAATCACGCATCATCTTTCACCACGTAGCCGTAGCCCTCGCAGTCCTCACAGGTTGTAAGCACCGCCATCTTGTAGCCGCCGTTCACGTAATCGACGACAGGCGCCTCGCCATCGACGCTTCCGCTGCCCAGGCAAACCTTGCATTCCTCAGCTGGTTCCTCGAACCTACGACCCTCTGCGCCGTAGAACACAAAGTTAGCCTTTCCATTGTTTATCTCTAAGCCGCTAAATTTCATTTTGTAACTCCACATATGTTTTAAGATCATGCCCTTGCCGATTTAAAAACTTAATGATCCTAGCGTCTAATCTGCACAAATGGTAAACCACATCCTTTGCATCTCTTGCGTAAGGAGATTCGATTGCGATTTCATTCCTCCAATAATCAATGCTATCGCGTAGTGCGCGAAAGATTTTAATGGCATCTTTCTCATCAAAACTAACACGGCTCATGGCAACGATCTCCACTTGATGCAAGACTTGCCCCACTTGGTCTCGCCCCGCTCTCCAGTGTCCTCGATCTTGCCGTCATTCTTCAATTCAGAAAGCCTGGGCTGCACCGAGCCGTATGGAATGTTTAGTATCGTGCTGATGTCCTCAGTCGTCAGTGCCTGGGGAACCTTCTGCAATAACTGCAACACCCGGTCGCGTATTGTTAGTCTGCCCTTGTAGTTGCTGCGCGCAGCCGCCTCGCTTGTGTCAGTCTTTTGATAACCGATCTTTTCTTCTGTGTATGGCATGAGCTTACTCCTTCTCTGCTATTTGCTCATCAATCATTTTTATCATTTCTTTGTTCAGCTGAACGGTCGCCAGCAATCGCTTATTGTGGTTGACCATTGTGTTCCGCATGAACTTTAAGTTGTTTTTGTCCAGGCCATACTTTGCCTGGTACATCATAAACTCATTTACTTTTTCTGTATCCATCCAATCCATTGTAGAAATGCCTCGTAAGTTTCCAGGGGAAGCACTACCAGGGTGCGCTCCCGATCTTTGCGAACAAACAACATATCGCTGTCGTCCTGGTCGAGCGCATCATATAGATCCTGGTACGCTCTCGCTCTGCGCTTGCACTCAGCTGTAAGAGCCAGCTCTGGCCCCAGCTTTATGTCACTCGCATAGTTTCCTTTCATTGCCCCGGACAATGGGATCCGCTCAGCTTCAACGCCACGCTCCCGGTGCCAGTTTACAATCTCCCGCTCGTAGGCTGCGCCTTTATCTCTTGCCGCTTTCCCGCCCATAGATCACCTGTAGAAATCGTTAGCTGTTACCTCGCCAAGCGTACTCTCATGGATCACGCTCATAAACTTTGGCGCCGGGATCATTCGGTCTTTATGATCCGGTGGTAGGCACCATCTGCGCACCACAGTAGCATGAGCAGCGCCCAGCTTTTTCGCCAGCTGCGAGTAGGACAAGCCCTTTTTGTTTCGCCAATCTTCCAGTGTCATAAAAAAACTCCTTGCAATGTTTGTCCTCATTTACTACTTAATGACATAATCTGTCAAACGAAAGATGCAAGCATGTCGATAAGTAATTCTAAAAAGTGGGCGTACAGCAAAGGATATTACCACCATTCGCAGCCAAGTACCCCTGATTTCTACACTTTTTTTCAGAAGGGTATCATTCGACCGGAGCGCAGCCAGGCATTGAAAGTGCTGAGAGATGAGGCAGAAGGTGTCAAAGAGGATGCTGAGGCCGTGCTCGAGCAAGGCGGATACTACCAGGATTATCTCGGCAAGACGCAATTCCAGGACAACATCAACATGGCATCGGGCCGGGCTGTTGAATACTTTTGCGACCTCATGCTGATCGAGGGCGCCATGCCATCTGAGGCATACAGTGAAGCAGTGAACGTGTTAGCTGGATTGCAAACCGGATCCTGGATTGACCAGGATAAAACCGCAGCGCAGATTGAGGGCCGTCAGAAAGTTAGGTTTGGAGCTGACGGTAAAGCTTCGAAGAAAGGCGATGAGATTGCACACTGCGAGTTTGAGCTGGTATGCGAGAACGCTCATGCGGGATTGAAAGAGGCAATGCAGGGTGCCAACCAAATCATCGGGCAGACTGAGCTGCGCGGTCAGCTGCCAGGCTGCGAGCTAGATTACCTGGGCTTTGGAGATTACCAGGAGGGAGCTGTCGAGCTAAAGACGCAATGGGATACCGGGGTTGATACTGACAGCCCGAGATCCAACAGCTTGCCGAAAGATATAAAGCAGATGCACCTGATGCAGATAGCCGGGTATTGGCACATCACCGGCAAGATCCCTCGCATTGTTTACGCAAATCGGTTAGGCTATCGTGTGTTTGAGGCAACGATTGAGCAGTTAGAATATGCATTGCAAGATGTTATCGCGGCGTGTGTGCGCCGGGAAAAACTTATGATGGTCACAGAAAACACAGAACAATTATTAAAACTCTGTGATCCTCATTTCGGAGACAGCTTTGTGTGGCGCGACCTACACCCGGACGTGCTGCGCCGAGCGAAAAAATTAGCAGGAGTATTAAGATGAGCACAGCGTGGAAAGCTTTGTCCGGCATCGATGTCGGCAACAAAATAGAAAAGAAAGGGCGGTTCAGTTACCTGTCCTGGTCATGGGCCTGGCAACAGGTCAAAGACAAATACCCTGGCGCAACGTTTGAGATCCTCGAGGACGTTGTGTTTCCAGACGGCACAAGAGAGGTGCGTGTCAGTGTTACCATTGAAGAGCTGACGCATATGATGTGGCTTCCGGTCATGGATCACAGCAACAAAGCGATCCAGAACCCAAACGCCAGGCAGATTAACGATGCTCGGATGCGTTGCTGGGTAAAAGCAATCGCGCTGCATGGCCTGGGATTATACATTTATGCCGGCGAGGACGTGCCGCACAACGACGATCAGCAAGCCCCGCCCCCACCACCTCAGCGTCAAGCGCCAATGCCGCAACACCTGGCGGTAGATGATGGTATGCAAAGTTATCTTGACGAGAGGCTTGCAGAGCTAAAGACTATCACTGTCCTGGAGCACCTGAAACAATGGGAGGACTACTACGACAGTGGACTTAACCGCATGAATGAAGATCGCCCGGATCTTTATGCAATACTTGAACAAGAATTTAACAAGAGAAAGGCAATGCTATGAGCAACAAACCACAACTAGGAAACAGCCGGTTACAAATACAAGGCTATATGGATAACGGTCAGAATGTAGACATGGCGGCATCCGCCTGGATCAACGAACCAATGGAGATGAAGGATAACCCGGAAGCTCTTGCGGCTATCGATCAGATCCACCAGCTGATGGTGCGGCACAAGCTGAAAGTGAACGTGCAGATCAAAGCTAGGCGCGGAGATGATGCGCGCAACTGGCCTAAGATCGGATCCTGGAACCTGTTTCCAAATGATCGGGACATGCAGCCGCAGCAACAACAACAACCGCAGCAACAGTGGCAGCAACAACCAGCTCCACAGCAACAGCCTCAACAGGCTTGGCAGCAACCACAACAGCAACCAGCGCCGTGGCAAAGATAGAAAGTTACAAAGAGTTAGCGGCTCGGCACAGACAAGAGCTGCATGAATTAATCGAAAGCGTTAATAATTTATACATGACTGACGCTGCGAGAGAACTAGACATGGATCCACGTTCACTAAGAAAGTGGGCCTATGAGCTTGGTATTAGGTTTCCGAAACGATACGGAGAAAAATACACAAGCATCAAGAAGGACAAAACACCAGGGGTTAGATCGAGCGGTGTATCTGTACAGCCAGCGCCCTGGGAATAATCGTGTGGGTGGCGTTATATATGGTCGGACTATAACTTGGGCTTGGGAATGCCACCACCCACCAAAACAATCTAACAAACTGAGAAGCAGAGGCAATGACAACTTACTATATCTTCACAATTATTTACATGCTCAACGGCTATCAAATGGAAAGCCATATCCTGGTAAACAGCGCAGACAAATGCTACGAGCTGGTGCGCGCAGCTGAGGAAATATCTAACGTGTTACCAGCTGATATTTTGTGCAAGGACACAGGCACAGTGTCTGCATCGATTAAGCCTAAGCTTAGACCAGAAAGCTAGGCTTTTTTCTTATTCATCATTGAGATCCGCTTTGCTTTTTTCTTTGCGTCAGCTTTCGATGACGCGCCCCAGGCTTGCAATGATTTAAGTAACCTGGTCGGTCTACCCTTCTCATCACGCTCCGGCCCCTTCATGTTTCCCATGCGCGCCAGGAAAGATGCACGGCGCGGATTGTTGCCCTTCTTCACTGGTGCCTTGAGATTAGATCCAGGGTTCTCGCGCTCGTAAGATTTACGGCCCTTTTCATTTAGACCGCCGCTTGGGTTCTTACCTTCTTTGCGCTGCCATGCTGCCGACCTTGCCATGATTAACCCATCATCGATTTGCGCTTAGGTTTCTTCGCAGTCTTTGCGCTGTCGGCAAAATCCTTGGCGCTCGGCGCCCCAGCTTCACCAGGCTTTCTCATCTTCTCGCCAGATCCAGCTTGGATCCGCTTCCGTTTCGCATGAATGTTTGCGTACAATCCAGGTTTCTTAGCCATCGATCAAACTCCTTTTTGGAAATGCGGCATGTCTGTGAAAACTCTACGGCCCTGGTCAGTGCGTACTTTCACCATGTCGTCATAAGCTTCTAGCGCCGTACCATTCCATTCCAGGATGTTATCGATGTGCCAGGCGCCGCCCCACTTCAGCTGTTCAACTCCAATCTCTTTTGCCGATTTAATTATTGTGTCGGCAAGATCATCATACAATGCAATCTCCCAACTTGCACGCGCACCAACATACGCAACAACGTCAAATGCATTGCCCTCGATGTGTTTGGATTTCATTGTGTGCGATACTTTCTTTTTGACTAGCTCACGCTGATCCTCGATTGTGCGCAGCCCACCCATCCAAGGGATCCCGAAATCGATAGGCGTAATTGTTATTGCGCGCTTGACGATTGCAACCAGCTCCTCGTCTACACCTTCCAGGCGTCCCAGGCTTGTCTTGCTTAGTTTAAACTCACTCATTTCTTTCCTCCAAAGAATTTAGACACAGCCCTTATTCCTAGCGATGATGCTACCACGGCTCCCAACGAAACCTGATACCAATCGGGCATATTGGCGAGCGCAGCAAAGCCATCGTCTACTATCTTACGACCCCAATCCCCACAGAATGCCAGGATCATGGGTATAGAAAACAGTAGCGTGATCCACTCGTCGCGCCATGAATTTTGCGTAGCGCGTATTGCTTCAAGATCCCAATCAATTTCACCTGTCAGCTGTTTCTTTTTAATCTCAGCTTCTGTCAGCTTCACAGCTGTCTTGCTTTCGAGATACGCGGTAGCCAGGCCACCCACGCTCGATAATATCTGACCAATCATTTCTTAGCTCCCATGCTAGAGAAGCCGAAGTATGCAGCTGTCACGCCAGACACCGCGACAACATATACAGCTGCGATGTCTGCCAGGAGATCCGCAGCCTGGGACAATCCCAGGTATGATGCAATGAGAATAAGGAAAGGATAACCAAGCATCCCAGATAACGCGAACCAGGTCATTTTAAGTTGCGCGTCCCGCTTGTGATCTTCATCCTCCATCTTACGGCGACGATCTTCGAGCATGATCTCACGCTCATCAGGATCTATCGTGCCGTTCTGATTTAGATCGTAGTTATCCTTGTTCATTGTACAACCTTTCGGCTATGCGTTTGTGCGTGGTGATTATAACAACTTTTCCGTTTTTGTATACTGCCCACACGCCATCCTTAATTTCCACTAACTTCAAGACAGACCACCGTTTGGCTGTTGTGAACTACCAAACCCTCTCTTGCCTTTCTGCGCTCTTGTTCGCATTCCTCATAGGTCGCATGGGTTGGCCCTATCTGATAATACTTCAACTCCGATGATGGAATATATTGTATGAAAACTAAAACGTATATCATCACCAGCGACCACGCGCTTTGCCGACGATATAAATAGCAACCACCAGGATAATCCCGCCAACAGCAAACGCGACAAGGCCCACTGCCCAGTTTATACATGCATCGATAAACTCTTGCTTGCGATAGGCTTCTTCTTTGCGGCGTCTACGTTGTTCGGCCTCGATCCGTAAGATCTCATCCCAGGCACTTGGCCCATATACAAAGCTGATGTGGCTACGGATCTCCTCGCGCATCTGTTCCATCTTGCGCTTTTGGTTCCATATCAGGATCGCTTCTTCTTCGTCAGATCCTTTAAATGTTTTTTGCCACCAGGGCGGATTTTTCTGCCGCTCCTCTAATCTGTTAAAATCGGAGAAGGCTTGCCCCCAGGTCGCAATAGTATTGCCCATTTCCTGGATGTCTTTTCCTGTAGAGATAGCAGCCTTTAGCGTTTTATATGCGCCTGTGGCTAATGCTACGCAGCTAACAGGATCCATCCGTCTAGCCCATCTTCATAAGCACCGCGACTAGCAAGCCAATGATCGAACCAGTGGCAGCAATCATTATGCTTTCCATACGCTTGACGCGATTAAACAAATCCTTGAACTGGATTTTCATTTCGGTCTTGATCTCGACCACCTCCTTTTCCAGTCCGTCAATGCGCTCATGCGCGGATGCAACAGTACGCTTGTCCATCTCGTTCCTCTTAAGGTGCTACAGGCCAATCATCATCGGCAATGTTAGGCCATGATGCCAAGTCTGACATATCGCGCAATTCTTGGCGATAGGTTGCCCACGCTGTTTTATCCTCATTGCTGAGAGGGCTGTCGTTCATCTGCGTCCAATCACTGTCAGCCAATAGCTTATTGCGTGTAGTGCGATGACCTTCGGCTGTGGCTGCATCTAGCGTGGCCTGATAGGCTGCTTCATGCTCTGCCTTAGTTGTCGTAACGCCATCCTCTGTGGTGTCTTGGAACATGTCACGGGCAACATAGTTTTCCACCCAGTTACCGTTAGCATCTTGGACAACACCATCACGCACTGACACCTGATAGTCACCTACGGTAGCCGCAGGGCTGCGTAGCACAGGGTCTAGGTCTAGTGCGTCTAGGGTTGCTGCTTTCCATACCCGTGGTAGGGACATGTTGGCAAACTCATTGCGCCACTGCCCTTGGGTTTTTACAACACCTGTTGTTCTGTTTCTGTATTCACTCATTAGATTGATCCTTTCATATGAGTTTGATTATGCGATTGCGTAGAAGATGTAACTTGTCCCTGAGACATTATTGCCCGGGCCGTTCACAATGAATCCAGCTGAATATGGGTCTACGTTGTCTCCACTAGTGTTTTGTGCGTTAGTAGTATTTAGCTCAAAATAAGGATCATTCCCTGCCACAATGCCACGTTCACTATCCCAAAGAAACCAATTACCATTATGACTTGAAGATTTTATGAGGATAAACCTAGCACCATTTGAAAATCCGCAATCAATATTCTGCGATGTTCCGTTGCCTGTATAGCTTCCTACCTTAGACACGCCATCTACACTGGCAAATAAATATCCAACGTAATTATACCCAGTATCGTTTACACGGCTGTTATTACCTACAGTGAACTGTGTATCTGTTGGTGCTGTATAATCCCAATACGTTACTGCACTAGCCGCAGAGTTAGAATTAAAAGACATTCCATTATTTGCGCCTGTATCTTTATGGTAAACAACAACTTCTCTATCTAAATTTCTAGCACGAACCCACATCATCTCAGGAGTAACGCCAAGATTATGCGTTATAGTTTGTGATGACGGATGGTTTCCAGACCAAGTTTGAATATCAAAGAACTTGTGCGCCCTTCTAAAATTGTAAGTCATCCAACCATTAACTACAGAGCCATTCACATCAACATAGTTCATGTAGTCAAAGTCAGTAGTATAAGAAGCACCTATTGATGTGTCATCGAAGGTAACGTATTCATTCCCACGCCTCCGATCAAAAGCGAATGTAGAACTACTAGAGGATTTATTTCTGTAAAAATGTAAATCAACAGGAAACCCTGCATCAAATTTCCAATCGCTACTATCAGTACCTAAAATAGGAGCAAAGACTGTAGTTGCATCAGTTGGCACAGCCATCATAGGACGGCGTATAGCCATATAGATATATTCGCCCCCATTTTCGTTCATGTATCCATAGGTAACGCCAATTCCGAAACCATTTGCTTTCAAGTAAATATCATCACCACCACTTGATACTTCTGACTGTATGCTGTCGTTTGCGTAAAGCCTTCGGTCAGTTCCTCCATCCTGTATACCACGTATATTATCCCACATAGCCCAACCGCCACCACCGCTTGCTTTCTTTACGATAATAAACTGAGGCTCAAACCCTAAATCTATCTCTTTTCCCGCAACACCCGTACCAGTATAGTTTCCACATTTGATAATATCAGCATCAGCATCGGGGCCGAACTCAGCATCACCATCGTTGTGGGCGAATATGTAGGCTATGTAGTTCTCTCCGTTAGCATTTACTTCTGACTTACCGCCACGCAATGTAAAACTTGTACTAGATGGTTCAGACATAAAAGCATAAAATGCTTCAGTGCCTTCGGCTAATGTATCATTTAGGTGTATATCGTACTGCCACCAGTTTGTTCCACCATTTAAACCACGATGGGTACACCACCAGTATCTTGAGTTGTCTAAAGACTTGATGAATATAGCACCAACTGTTGTTCCAAGATTGTGATTTATAGTTTGATCTGCTGTTGTGCCTGTGTACTTAATGCAATCAAAGAACTTAGGGGCTTTGCGAAAACTCCATGAAACAACTTCATTACCTGCCGTTTGTACGTTTTTAACTGTTCCACCAAGCGTAAAGCCATTTGCGTTAAACTCTGTGACACCTTGGCTAGCACTGCCAGCTTCTGGACTTGTCGCGTCAGAACTTATAAAACTGCCTACATTTCTTTCAGTATCTACAATGTAGTGGTTGTTTGACTGTCCACGACTTCTAAGCCAGACCATTCCACCTTCTGCACTATCTGCGGTAAATGGCGCGGCGGCTTTCATAACAGTATTGCCAACGACAGACACACTTTCATTATTTCCAGAGTTATCAACAAAAGTTTTATTTTGTACTGTCAATACAGTTGTATTTGAATCCGCTGTTAAGGCACTTGTTGGTGCAGTAAAGTTTGATGAGTAACGAACATTATTACTAACACGAACATTAGAGATTAAACCTGAAAATGATTCAGATGCAGAACCGCCATAACCGCCAATAACTAAGTCACCAGATACCGTTGCACTAGAAGTATTTGATCCCTTGCTTACTCCATCTATAAACAGTTCAACACTATTTGATGAATTGCGAACTAAAGCAAAATGATACCAAGTATTTGTGCTTGGCGTAAAATTATAAGTTTGCGCACCGCTATCATAGATAGCCATGTTGCTTGAAGCACTACGATAATAGAACTGTATATCTGAACGACCAAGCGTACATACTGTGCGGTTTGTACTTAAGCTTGTAACGTAGAACCAACCTTCTACCGTAAAAGTTGTTAAATCTGATTGATGCCCAACAAGAAGGCCATCGCTCACCCCATCAAAATATGCCGAATACCCATCGTTATTCACACCAAGATTGATGCCGTTATCTATATAATTAGGGTTTGTTCCACCAATGTATGTGTAGATGGAGAACACATCCTCTACGTTAAGAGCGCCCGCACCACCTGATGCCGCTGCCGTGCCTGCCGCTGCCTGAAGTAACTTTTTCTTAGTTGCCATTGTTTACCCCAATGCTTGTCCAGCAGTAAATCCGTACCATGTAGTCCCGCCATCCCGTGTTGTGAAGATGA